GCAAATATTATTGATTATAGCGTTGTTTGTTGCGCTATTTAAGAACCTTTCAATTAAGAATTGATAGTAGTTATTGTCTTCACCATAGTTTACCCAATCTTCCCTCTTATCTTCGCTTATTTTGGGTTGTACGTAGGCACTTAGTTCAATGACTTTATTCGAAAATTGTAAACTCATTTATAGTAGTATTTTGTGTGTAGTAATTTTTATTTAATGAATAATCATCTTCATTTGCAGTTGCTAACATCAAACCCTTGTAATAAATAGGCTCTGTTAATGTTGTATCATAAAGCTCTATTCTGTAAATATGACCTTCTTTTAATTTAGTGTAAGCAAACGTAACAGTAGTGTGATAACTTCCAACCACAGAAGTAACGTTTACGACATCAGTAAAATTTGTTTCTTTATCCGTTATACGCAACCTATTTACAGAAGCTCTCGGACTAATTATAAAACTTTGACTTGTTGTTATTGGTTCAACTATATTCATATAGTAATAACCATTTAAATCTAATTTGTTTCAAACAAAAAAACCCCACCGTTAAAGGTAGGGTTCAATTGTATTAATTTTAATTAATCTACTAAAGAATTGTCAGTGATAATTTGCGTTCCAAAATCAAAAACACCTATTCCACTTCCATCAGTAGTTTCAATCAATAAATTTTCACTTGAGCAATTTAAGAAAGGTGCAGGCTTCAACTCCTCACTTGTAAGCGTCAAAGTATAACCATTGTGGTCCTGTAAAGCGCCTCCCGATGTTATTGTTCCTCCACTAACTTCAGCACCAAATTTTAAACCCATTAAAAAAAACTGATTGTTATTATTTTCAACTACAACCCTTACTTTTCCATAAGCTAATAATTTTAAGTATTTATGCGTTGTTGCATCTTGTTTTTTAAGCTTAATATTTAGTGATTGTTGAAATACAGTCGTCCCATTACTTCGCTCGCTTAATACATTTTCAATGTATGTATTTTCATTTGCTTTAAGCTCAAACTTATACAAAGCACCAACACCACTTACATATTTAATAATATCTTGTAATCCAATTGCAGTAGCATTTCCGGGTAATGGTGGACTATCATCTAAATAATAAGTAACAATAGGCTCTTGATTGAAAAAATATACATTTCTCAAACCTCCAAGGCTATCCTTACACGTTTCTTGGCGACCTATAAGAAGCTCACAACTCATGACTAATCAACTAAAGAGTTATTACTAATAACAGTTGCAGAAGCAAATAAAGTAGCTAAGGTAGATTCAGAAGTACAATTCAAGAAAGGCGCAGGCATTCTTTCTTCACCGCTTAGAGTTAATGTATATCCATTATGGTCCTGTAATGCTCCGCCCGACGTTATTGTTCCTCCCGTAACGTCCATTCCTCTGTCTAAACCTGCTAAAAAGTACTGCCCTGAATTGTTTTCTACTACAACTCGAACTAAACCATAAGCCAATAATTTTAAATACTTGTGGGTAGTTGCATCTTGTTTCTTTAATTTCAAATTTAAAGCTTGTTGAAATACAGTTGTTCCGTTATTTCTATCCGATAAGATAGTTTCAACGTATGTATTTTCGTTCGCTTTAAGTTCAAATTTAAACAATTGAGTTACCCCCGTAGCACTTAATATTACATCCGTAGCCTCTACTGGTGTAGTATCAAACGTTGCAACAGGCACTGTATTGATAAAATAAACATTTTTAAGACCTCCTACTGAATCTTTACACGTTTCAGCTCGTCCGATTAAAATTTCACAACTCATATTTTTATATTTTTAAAGTTCAAAAAAAAAGGGCGGTGTTTTTTGCACCACCCTAATTACAATTAGTTAATATTAATTTGCGGAGTTTGTAATTCCGTATGTAACGATTTCTTCAGCGTTAACATAGTTTACAGCCATTCCTGCTCTCATTACGAATCTCACGTTTTGGTCTCCTAAAATCTCAGAAGTATCAATTACTTTGATTTCGTTCAAGTCAGACATTAAACCAGCACCGAAGTAAAGGTTATCGATAGTTGTAGCGATAGCAGTATTTGCAGCCAATCCATTTGCAACGAATAATTTTACACCATCAAAGTATAAATCATTCATCATTGAGTACCATTGAGTACCTTTTGCATCTGTACCATTAGCACCTAATCCTGAAGCTCCAAAACCACCTAATGCTCTAACATAAGCACGTGCAATGTTTTGTGGAACGTAGATTCTTAAATCTTCTTTACCATACAATGCAGCAGGAATAGCATCAACAATTTTACCTAACTCAGTAATAACATTTGAAGCAGTTACAGTTGTACCCGCTACTTCTTGTGCAGTTGGCAAAGCAGCATCTGCAGCAATTAAAGTTGCAATACCATCAACTTGACCTGCCGTTGCGTTAGCACCTCTCCAAATTGAAGTTTCAACATCAGCAGATACTTTATCAGCCATATAAGCTAAAAAGTAATCTTGAAAAGATTTAGGAAGTACTTTGTTAGCACTGAATCCCATTTCAGCAGATTGCCAAGAAGTGATAAAGTTTGATTTACACAAATTAACATTTACTTGGAATTGCTCTAACGTTAAAGAACGTTCTGTAATAGTTACAGTTGATGTTGGATCAAAATCACACGTTGCATTCTTAAGAAGACCATCAGTCCCTAATTTATGCAAAATTGTTTTGTAAGGAATGTTTGGTAGAATTGTCATACCTCCATTCGCTAAGGTATTTCCGCTTAATAATGCAGCAGATACCCACTTTGCAGATGATTCACCTGCGTAACTTGTCGTTAATGATAAACTTGTAGCCATATCTTTTTTGTTTATTTGTTATATATTCTTTCTAAAATTTTGTCTAATCCACTCATTGGAGCTTTAGGGCTTAAATCAGTCCAATCCATAGGAGTTGTATTTTCAGGATTATAAGAAATTGGTTTAACCTCTTCTTGTTTTGAAAATTCAACTGTGTCCGTTGGTTGTTCTTCAACGTACTTCTCAGACTTCAAATCAATGATTTCTTTTTTCAAATTCTCAACCTCATCGATCAAAGCTTTAATCTCTTCAGAAGAAAAATGGTACTCTTTAGATTCAACAACTTTTTTAGGTTGTGCTTCTACTTCTTTAGTTTCTGTCGATGCTTCAACTTCTACCTCTACTTCTTTCTCAGCTTCCTTTTCTTTAACTTCTGCAATTACACCCTCTTCAGTAACTACTAATACCATTCCGCTTTCTAATTCATATTCACCAACAGGCAAAGGCACCATTTCACCCTCTGAACTTAATACAGATACGGAATAACCAGTCTCGAATTTATCAGCCTCCAAAGTTGCACCATCAACTAACTTCATTTGCTCTAACTTTACTTCCATTCCTAAGTAAGTCTTGAGCGTGTTTATTGCTTGTAAAATTTCTGTCTTCATAACTAATTAACTTTATTAATTTATAATGTTGCCGTTTACAAATGTTTTAGGTGTAATTGTGTGAATTATCTCCGCAGTTGATAACTCTGACACTTGATAAATTCCTTGCGCTATTGTGCTACCATTACAACATTCTTTTTTGTATGTACCATCTTCACAAAGACACGCTTGTTTTCCTCCTTTTCTACTTGCAGGAGCTTTTACTTTTTTTTCCATTATATACTTTTTAAAAAATCCTTAATCAATTCCAATTCTTCGTCAACTTTTGACAATTGGTTTAATCCATCAAATTTGCCCTCTATTGAAAAACCATTATAAGTACCATCTTTTATACCTTTTAATACCTCATCGTTTTCAATCTTTGCCTTTATCACCCAACTACCTTTTTTAGCATTTAGGTTGTATAAATTAGACTTGTCTTGTTTCTCGTCTTCAACTATCCAACTTTCAAAGAATGTAACTCCATCCGTTTTGATCTCATGGTCTAAAGTTGCACTTTTGGAGTAGTTGTTTTTCATCCATAATAGTTGAGTTTGCGCGATCGTTTCTTCTGAGAAATAAATATTAAATTTCTCACCATTCATCATGCGAAGTATTCTTTTGTTAGGCACTAAAACCAATCCTACAACTTCACGTTTTAATTCATCGATAACTTTGAATTGAACGTCTATTTTAGACAACAAAATAAACTCTTCCTCTATCGCAGGTCGGTCAACTAATGAAATTGCGAAAACTCCATCAACCGATTCGTCCGATATTTTTAATTCCACTTCCTTCATAACCTAATAACTATTTTAAAGCGTTGCGTTGCGTAATCTATTTCTGTCTAAAGATTGTTGTGTTGTAACCTCTCCACTCACTACATAAGCTTTAACAGGCTTATCACTCACTTGCTGTGTTTGGTTAGCTTCTCCAATTACGTTAAATGTAGGAGCTTGTACGCGTTCCTGTTGTTGCTGTCCACCTGTTCCACTACCTCCAACACTTGGTGTACTTGGTGTGAATGTAGATTGTTCTATTTTACGAATCTGAGCAATAGCAAAAGCACCAGCAACACCTGCTTCAATACCACCTAATATAGGACCACCTATTGAACTTCCGTGTGCATAAGCTGACATTACTGCTTTATATCCATCTAATACCGCTTGAGCTATATCAAAAGCTTTCTTAACTTCAAACGCTTTCTTTTGTTCTTCCTCTGTTTTACCTGCAAAGGCTTCTGTCAAAGCACCTAAAGCTCCAAATGTACTTGATGCTATTTGTACTTTATTTAGTTGTAATTCTAAATCCTTTTGCGCTTGTTCTTTTCTGTACTTTTCGTTAATTTTTGCGAGGTCTTTTGTTTTAGCAATTTCTATTTCTGCAAGTGCTTCAGCGTTACTCTCTGCTAATGATTGTAGTTCAAAATATTTATCATTTACTGCTGTTAATTCTAATTGCTGAGCTGTTAACGTTGCGTCATAATTAGCCTGTGTTATTTGAGCTAATCTTTCAGCTAAATCATTTTCTGATTTTAATTTATAGCTATTTGCTTCATCAATGTATTTTTGATTTATTTTTTGTATTTCTTCATCTCTTGCTTTTTCTAAAATTGTTATATCTTGATTAAATTCTTGTGCTTGTGTTATAATAGAAAAGTATTTATCTTGAACTTTTTGAACCTCTAAATCTTGTAAATTCTTTTTACTATCAAAATATTCGTTTTCTAAATCTTCAATACTTTTAAGCAAATCATTTTCAAACTTCACTCTATTTTGATTAGCTTCATTTTGAATCCTTAATCTTTCTTGTGCCGATTCTTTTGCTTTATCATTTGCCTCTTTATTTCTTTGAGCTTGTTTTTCCTTTTGATTTTTATAAAATTCAGCGTCTTGTATTGCTTCTTGATTTTTTAAATTTTTTAATAATTCATAAGTTTCAAGTGCAGCTTCTTTTTCAGCTTTTTTAGTTTGATCATACGAGTAATATTTTATTTTTAAATTATCAATTTCTTTTCTTGTTAATTCTTTTGATTTATTAAATATTTCTAATTCACTTCCCCCTTTTGCCTTTAAAAGGTCTATTTCTCTTTGTAAATCATTTAAACCTCCTTTTCTGCTATTTCTTTCCTTTTCTCTTTGTGATATTACTTCGTTTAGTGTATCTAAATATTTTTTATTTGCTTCATTTGCCTTTTTAGTTTTGTCAATTTCCTCATCTAATTGGTCGTTATATTCATCAACTGCATAAATTAAACCACCCAAAGCCACAACTAAAAGACCTATTCCTGTTGACGCAATTGCACCTTTTAAAGTTGAAAAAGCTCCTACAACACTTGTTTTTATTGTTGTTGCTAAACCAGTAAATAAAGGTATTGCCATTCTTACACCCTCAACACCTTGAGCTAAAGCCATAGCACTATTTACTTTTAATAATGCTTTTTCAATCTCCCCACTTTCAACACCAACTAATCCCATTGCTCCTTGAACCAATGAGAAACCACTCGCAGCACCTTGTAAAGCTCCTCCTAATTTTTGAGACATTGTTTGAGCAGCGGAATCAACAACCATATCAGTTTGAATCTGAACTTGTCTAAAATTTGCAGTTGCTTTTAATAGCTCTTTGTATTCAGCAGTGTTTTGTTTTCCTGCTAATGCTAATTCATAAAGCCTATCTTCTGCCTCTCCTAAACGTGCTGTAAGTGGCTTTAAATCTCCGTATACTTCATCAAAAGTTTTAGATACATCTTCAAACTCTTTATCTAACCTATCAGCACTATTGGTTAAATCTTTTACCTCTTTATTTAAGTCGTTTATTCCCTTAGACGTCTTATCTAAATTATCCTTAACCTCAATCTCTATAACTTTCTTAGTTGCCATTCTTATAAGCTTTACTTAATAACTTTCTTTTCTCTCTCTTGTACGTCTTCTTAATAGAATAGTCTAACTCATTGCGCCCCTTAGCAATGTCGATAAGTTCCGATTGCCCGTAAAAATCAGAAACTTTTAATAGTTGTAAAATGTTTAAAATCATTCGTAAAATACGTTATAAGGTTGTGTATATTCGCTTCCATCTTCATAGAATAGCGTAAACGTTAATGTGAAATAGTTTCCTGTTACTTCATTTGAAACTATATTTAATCCATTATCTGTGATTAACTCATTTCCTGAACTGTCAATCAAATAAGTAGTTTCTTGTATCGGTGGGTAACTAATAGTAACCAACTGACTTCCTCCACTTACTGTTTGTGAATATTCAGTTAATAGCAATAAATCGTTTTCAGTTTCATACCCAACACCAGCCTCTGTATCTAAACTAATATCGTAATCCATTTGCGCAGTACCTCCATCAGGTGCAGACATAATAAAAGACATTTGGCCACCACTTTGTAAAGCATTCGGTATCGTCGCATTTATAAGCTGTCTAAAAT